CGGGCGTTTTTGTTCAATTCAAAACACGCGACACCGGCGGTCAACTGGTGGGGAGATGAGCACATGGCTGAAGAACAAGCCAAACAGGTAACAGAGAACGGACAGACCAGCGAACAGGGCGGGGAAGGTACCGCGAACGCCGGCGGGGCTGAGAAGAAGACGTTTTCACAGGATGAAGTAAACCGGATTATAAAAGCGCGGGCTGAGCGTGAGCTGCAGACTGTTCTGCAAGAAGCAGGGCTGGCGGGCGTGGACGAGCTGAAAGGGCTTGTTCAGGCGAAACGCCAGGCTGAAGAAGCGCAGAAGTCAGAAATGCAGAAACTTCAGGAACGCGCGGCGCAGCTGGAAAAACAGCTGGCGGACGCGGCTGAAAAGCAGAAGGCGTTGATGACCCAGAACGACATTGCCGCGAAGGCGGCAAAGCTGGGTATTATCGACCCTGACGCGGCATACAGGCTGCTGGATACCAGCAAGCTGGAGTACGACGAGGCGGGGCAGCCTACCAACTCCGAAGCGTTGCTAACCGCGCTGCTAAAAGATAAACCTTATCTTGCTGGCAGTGGTTCAAGCGCGATGAATCCGGCAAAGAAGCAGCAGCAAACGTTCACGCGGGAACAAATAGAAAAAATGTCCCCTGAACAAATCAACAAGAACTGGGAGGCAATCAAAGGCTTCCTGGAGCATAATTAGCAATACGAAAGGTTACAAATGACACTCTCAAATTTTATCCCCTCAATTTGGTCTGCAAGATTATTGCAGAATATGAATGAGGCTCATGTTTTTGCCGCGCTGGCCAACCGCGATTACGAAGGTGAAATCACTCAGGTCGGCGACACGGTAAAGATCAACTCGATTGGTCGGGTTACTGTCGGCCCCTATACCAAAAACACCAACATTTCAGCGGCTGAAACGCTGACTGATGCGCAGACCACGCTTGTTATCGATCAGGCGGATTACTTCAATTTCCAGATCGATGACATTGACAAGGCGCAGCAGAAGCCTAAGGTTATGGATGAAGCGATGCGTGAGGCGGCTTATGGGCTGGCGCGCGCCGTTGACACCAAACTTGCCACGATTCACACCTCCACGCCCGGCGCGAACAAGATTGGCGCAGATGGATCTTCGGCGAAACTCGGTGGAGTATTAACCGTTGGGTCTGCGCTGTATGATTATCTCGTGGATCTGAAGGTCATTCTTGACGAAAACAACTGCCCCGATGACGGAAGACGTTGGGTGGTTGTGCCGGCTTGGGCTGAAGGTATGCTGCTCAAGGACTCCCGTTTCGTAAACGCTACCGATGCTGGAAATGCTATTCGCGCGAATGGCGTGATTGGCAAGGCGGCTGGGTTCAATGTGCATATGAGCAACAACGTGACCAATGATGGTCAGACCGTCAAAACTTACCGCATTATCGCCGGTCATCCGATGGCCTTGAGTTATGCGGATCAGATCAACGGCGTTGAGGCTTATCGTCCGGAGTTGCGGTTCGCAAGCGCTGTGAAGGGTTTGCACCTGTGGGGTTACAAGGTTGTTCGCCCTGCTTTACTGGCGACCCTCTACGCTAAGAACGCTGCAAGCTAAGGTGGTGATCAATGGCTAATGCTACATCGGTTACTCTAAATGTTTTGACGGAAAATGTTGCCAAAAATGACGTTGCGGAATCAGTGTTGGACACTGGAACTGACGCCGTCACAATTCCACTGACGCCGGATGGCGACACGCACAATATTCTCTTAAAGTTTGAGAACAACGCCGCAGACGCCGACAAAATGACAGTTGCAATTCTGGCGGGGGATAATCCGCCTGCGTTTCAGGCTGGACTTGGCGATTTAAGCATTGAGTTGGCGCAAAACGAAATCGATTATGCTGTGATTGAATCAGCGCGCTTTATGCAAAGCGACGGGACTATATCTATCAAGAGCACCCCTGCCGCGAGTAAAACGCAGACTTTGAAAATCACCGCGATTAAGTTGCCAAAGTAATGAATTGTGAGCTAAGGTGGGTGGGGTTCCACTCTTCTTCCCCCGCCCACCTTTAGCCAAATGGAGCGCATAGATGGCACGAGCAACAATGGCAGGACTGATAACGCTGGTACGCGGGCTGATAAACGACCCAGTGGGTTCGTCTCAACAATACACGGACGAGGCGATTGAGGATCAACTTGACCTTGCGCGCGAGTACCATCACATAAGCGCGCTGACTGCGCTGCCGGATCCGGCAGGTACTCAGCTTAAATTCAAATCCGAACACCGGTACTGGGAAAGTGACGTTTCGCTTTCAGATCCTGCTGGCACTGTCCTTACGCCTGCAAGCTCAGACCCCATCAGCGGTTATTTTGTCTTTGGAAGCACGCAGAGCGCGGTTTACGCGACCGGCTTCACCTATGACGTTTATGCCGCAGCCGCGGAGTTGCTGACCTTGTGGGCAGGCAGAATTGAGCAAGATGTGCTGAAATTCAGCGCGGACGGAAGCAGTTACGAGTTCAGCGGTGTTCGGGATGCAAAGCTGCGCCTGGCAGCGCAGTACAGGGCGCGCTCGAGCGCGTTTGGCGCAATCGCGAGCGTGGGATTGGTGCGTGATGACCACTACGTTGATTAGCACGGAAGCATTGGCGCAAATGCGCGCAGTGCAGGAAAGCAACCTGCCGGAGACGGCCTACATTCAGCGGCTGACGGTGACGAACGGCGCGGACGGGCAATCTGAAGCCTGGACGACCTACGCGACCGTGAACGCGCGGCTGGGTGAACCAAAGGGCGACGTTGAAAAGCAGGTGGCTGCGACCATCAAAGTTGGGAAGGTGAACGTGATCACGCTGGCAGCGGGAACAACGCTGGCGGACACGGACCAAATCCAAATCAACAGCGTGAACTACCGCGTTCACTGGACGAACAAGAACAAGAGCCACGCGACAGCATTGCGCGTGATAGTGACGGAGGTTTGATATGAGTTTTGACCAGATTGTGAACGGCGTTCCCTTGATCTTTGTAGTCATGGGACTGGTGGAACTGGTGAAGGCGTTCGGATTGGGCGGGAAGGCATTGACGGCGGCCAGCTTCGGCATCGGGCTGGCGCTGGGCATCCTGTACCAGATCAGCATCGCGGTCCCAATTGGCTTTGCCGGTTGGTTCGGCGCCTGCATCTTTGGATTGGCGCTGGGCCTTGTGGCGAGCAAAGTATATGACGCAATTAAATCAGCTGCAACAAAACCGCTGGGGTAGACCATGAGCGGCGCGGAAACAATCCCGTACGCGGCATGGGAACAGGCAGTTTTCGTTGCTTTGTTTATTTTCTTCGCCATTGGGATGCTGTACTGGTTCAGTAAGCAATCCGACAAATGGCAGAAGTTCATGTTCGACATTGACGAGAAATGGCGCGCGTTCAACCGCGAGCAGCGCGACAGCAACCAGGAATCCATGAACTGCGTGGAAGGCAGCTTGAAAGACCTGACCACCGTGACGCAAGGGCTGGTGAACGAGGTGAAAGAGATGAGGGCGGATTCGCAGCATTTCTACGAGAACTTCCACCTGCACGATGCGCAGGCGAAGGAAATTCTGAACGAAGTCAAGAACGGCAAGTCCGCTCCGAAGCCGCGCGTCAAGAAAGAGCCGCTGCCGTGATTGAAGTCACGTACCGCACGACTATCCGCTACAACCGCATTCCGGATATCGCGGCGCGCTTTCCGGGCGCTGTGCGGGCGGTGGTGGCAAAGGCCGCGCTGGATATTGAGGCGGACGCGAAAGCGCTTTGCCCGGTGGATACCGGCGCGCTGCGCGGCAGCATCAAAGCGGAGATAGACGGGACGCGAGCAACCATCGAACCGCACAAGGATTACGCGGGTTACGTGGAATTCGGAACGTACAAGATGGCGCCGAGGGCGTACATGCGGCCGGCAGCTGACATCAACGAGCCGAAGTTCATCGCGGCAATGGAAGCACTGGCGGCGCGCTTATGAGCAACGCGGCGAGCTGGATCTACTCGACATTGACGACGGACGCAACGCTGAGCGCGCTGATTAGCACGCGGGTGTATCGGGACCAGGCGCCGGAAGCGGCGACCTTCCCGTTCGTCACGTTCACGCAGATCGACGCGGTGCCAGTGAAGAACGCGTTCGCGGATATTCTGATGGACGGTGAGCGCTGGCAAATCAGCGCGTACGATGATGGAAAAACGTATACGACAGTAAACAGCATCGCGGCAAGACTGCGTACCCTGCTGCATAAGACGCGCGGCAGTAACGTGGTGAGCAGCGTGCTGGAAGCGGAGTTCACGCGTTCGGAAACAGACGACGCGGGGAACATGTACAAGTCGGTTATTTTGGACTTTCGGGTCCATACACAGTAGGAGTGACTATGACCTTACCAGCAACAGTTTATCAAGGCATTCAAGTGGGTGTGGAGAGCACAGCGGGCACGCCAGTGGCGGCCAACAAGAAGCTGCTTTCCGTCACGATGAAGCCAAGCCCACAAACGGAAACGAGCCCATTCCGGGCAATGGGCAACAAATACGC